AAACTTAAAGGTGAAAAAAAATGATTGAACAGGGAACATTAGAATGGCATGAACTTCGTAAGGGTAAAGTTACTGCCAGCAGGGTTGCTGATGTAATGGCTAAGACTAAAACTGGAGTTTCAGCTAGTCGAGGTAATTATCTAATAGAACTAGCTCTCCAGCGAATGACAGGCATCATAGAAGAAGGTTTTAAGAATGATGCTATGGCACATGGTTCACACTATGAAGATGAAGCTAGATTGGCTTATGAGGTTTCATGTGAAACATTTGTAGAGCAGATTGCTTTTGTAGATCATCCTACAATACCTTGGTTTGGTTGCTCTCCTGATGGCTTAGTTGGTGAAGGATTAATTGAAATAAAGTGCCCTTATCAATCAGCAGTCCATTGGAGCTATCTAAAAGAAGGCAAACCACCAGCTAAGTATATTCCACAAATGATGGCACAAATGTCTTGCACTGGTGCTAAATGGGTTGATTTTGTTTCCTATGATCCAAGAATGAGTGACAACACTAAATTGTTTATAGTTCGCTTAGATCGTGATGAAAATTATATTCAGCAAATGGAAACTGAAATTAAGAAATTTTTAAATGAAGTAGAAAATGAAGTACAACTTATGAAGGAATTCAAAAATGGCATCAGTAAATAAATGGATTGGTATTGGTAATTTAACAAAAGATCCTGATCAAAAAGCATTTTCGGATGGTTCTTTTGTAACCAATATCACAATTGCTTGTAATGAAAAATATAAAGATAAATCAGGTGAGCAAAAAGAAATGGTTGAATATGTTAATATTTCTTTTTTTGGTAAATTGGCTGAAATTGCTGGTAAGTATTTAGCAAAAGGTAATCCAGTATATGTTGAAGGTAAATTAAAAACTGATAAATATACTGATAAAAATGGAGTTGAAAAATACTCCACCAAAATAATTGCGAATTCATTACAATTACTGGGAAATAAATCTGAAGCTAAACCAAAAGATACAGAAGATCCATTTGAAAACTTAGTTCCTAAATCAATAAGTGGTTTATCAGAAATGGATGACTATATACCATTTTAACCAGCTATGGGGTGATGTAAGTCCTGAGCAAGACTATAAACCTACTTTCTGCTTTTTCACACAACCAAGCAGATCCTTTCGTGGCATCACCCCACCCCATAAAAACAACAAACTATGATAAATAATTATTGCTAATATCATAGTTCTATGTAATACTATGATTGTAGTAATTAATGAAAGGTTAGTTATGTATTATGTTTACGATGAAACTGGTGATTTGATGCGTAAAGTTCGTTACAGGGCTGAAGCTATAGCATTGGTTTCAATTCGTGAAGGTTGGACATATAAATACATTAAACCAAAGAAAAAAATTTATCAGTTTGAAGAAGCACCATTTTAATTCACGAAAGGAAAAAAATGTTATTAGATCACTTAGATATACCAGTATGGGTTGAATATTTAGTTGCAACTTTATTTGGCATTTTATTTGCATTAATGTTTGCTTTGCCAATATGAATGGTTCTAACACTTACCAAGAAAGACAAAGTTTTGTAAACATTGCTGAACAAAACTTTGAAGAATACTGTACAGAAAAAAACTATCAATTTCATAGGTTAGGTTTTAATGAAAAAACTAGGAACATCAATTATTTTTATGATTTGAATGTTTTGATTCGAAACCTTCCTGATTACATAGTTGATGTTGGTGATCAATTATTTGTTGTTAATGTTAAAGGCACTGCGAATTTCAAAAAAAAGGAAGTTGATATGATTCCTTTATTTTTGGAATGGTACGACAGCAAAAAAGCATCATTAATTTATGCATTTTGTTTTGTTGGTAAAAAACCTAAGTTGATTTATCCTGAAAAAATCATAAAGTTATATGACGATTCGCATGATCAACAATGGTCTGATGGTGTTATTTACAGAAATTTGAATTTAGGAGAGCAAAAATGAGCATTCCATACGATACTGGAAAAGTAAAAATAGGTATTAATTATCAGCCTAAACCTTATATTGAATATGATAAAGATATGTTATTTATTCAAAGATGTTTGCTGGATAAAAATGATAAAAATAAATTTCTTCAATTTTTATATAGGATTGTATATGGATAATCAAATCGAATATTTAAGAAAAGTTGTTAATGATTTAAAAAATGAGATCCTTCAGCTTCGCTTGCAAAATGTTGATATTCAAACTCAAATGAGAATGTATAAACATCATGCTGAACAACTGGAAGGGCAATTAATAATGTTGAAAAACTTAATGGATCAATAATGAAAAAATTAATTGTTGTGATGCCAATGATTTTTTTAGTTGCTTGTGCTCATAAGGCTGAACCTTACCCTATTCAAAATTTTAATGGAATTGTGGCACTTACTCCCTATCAAGTTTTACAAGATAGCAAGGGCTGTATTCTAAATAAAATGAAGCCAAGAACTGAGTTTATCTATTTACAAACCCAGTATGGAAAAGTAAGTGTTCCTATTAATGTGTACTGTGATCCCTACTGATGAAATATATTTTTTTAGCTATTTTTATTTTTGTATTACATGGATGTTATTGTTCTTGTCATCAGGATGCCCCTGTAGAGAAAAAAGAAGCAGTTATTGATCCTACACCAGCAGAATCAAGAAAAATGGCTTATTTGCATGATTGTGTAAGTTATGGGTTTGATATAAAACAATGCGAAAATATTTGGGATGAAAAAAATTGAAAGATTATTATTTAGTTTGGTTTGGTTTTTTATTTAGCTTATTAATTTGCTCATTCATTATATTTTTGAATGAATTTAATCAATATAAGATGAAATATGATTGTCGCATGGCTACTTATCCTTATGCTATTGATATTCCTAAAGAAGTAATTAAACAATGTAAGGAGAAAAAATGAAAACAAACCACGATGGAACAATTACTTTAAATGCTTATGATACATGGATTGTTTGTTCAGAATGTGGGCAAAGAGTAACAGGTGATTCTGTTCATACTTGCTCACCACAATATGTGTTTGCACCATTAAATCCAACTTACGCTGGATCTTGGGTTATTGGTGGCAATTGGCACATGAATGTCATTCAAAAGCCTACAGAAGAACAGATTAAAAATACTGAACTGTTGCTTGGTTGGAAATGGAAGGATGCATGATGACAGCAAATGAACTAGCAGATTGGCTTGATGAATGTGATTTGTATTATACGCACACAAAACATTTGGGTATAGTTGAAACTGAAAGCAAGTTTAAAAAATCTGCCACCATGCTACGCACAATACCAACACTTGAAAAAGAAATTAATGATGTGCAAAAAGAATATATTAGATTAGCAGGCAAATATCAAGAAGTATTAATTAAATTAAATAGTGATATTGTTTATGAACCCATTATTGAACAACAAGCCCAAGAAATTGAGGAGTTAAAAGCTGACGCAGAAAGATATAGATATTTAAGAAATCATTGCTATAAATTAAAGTATCCCAATAGTGATATTGATAGAGCAATGGAATTAAAGTTTGTTGTTAGTGGAGTATGGGCTGATAACAAAAACCCTGAAGTATTAGATGGTTTGATTGATTTTATGCATAAAGAGGCGATAAATGACTGATAAAGAATCTGCTATCTACTCAACAGGCTATTGGAATGGTATTGCTTCTAAAAAACTTCGTGAACTAACCGATGAAAAAATATTAGATTTATGTCCACCAAATCATTCTGAAATGATGAATGAAGCATACACAATTGATTTTGCAAGAGCAATAGAAGCATATTTAAAAAGTAAGATATGATTTAATACTTATGCTGTTTGTTAAACAATCCAAATTTAGTGGCTAATTCAAATTCTTCAGCACATTCTTCGCTACAAAACTTATCATTGCTAATAGGGGTATTGCAATAAGCACAAAAGCCTGAAAAGCCATTTAAATGCTTTTTAGGTTCTTGTTCTAAATTCTCATTCATACCATTGTTGAAGCAACTTTTTGAACATCAGCTACTCTTTGTAGCCATCCTTTGCCATA